ATCATATGTAGGTATTATTTATTTATGTTCGTCTATAATAATTTATAGAAAAACATAAGAAAGAACTTCAAAAACAAAAATATTAAGTAGGGATATTTTACTAGTGTCGTTATGGATAAAAAATAATTGCCTTATATTTTAAAGAGATATCAGGATATGAAAATGACACTTCATAAATTATGGGCAGAATATTCTAACAAATTACTTTCTGCATTGAAACTGTTTGTTTGTATGAAGGCAGCTGGATGTTCCGCAAATACACTGATATTGATCACATTGTCTTTATTTATGTCTATATCTCTCACAATAAATGTTCCCAATATGAACCCACTATCATAGGCTGCTGGACTGTATACTGTGAATACATCTGCATATTTTTGATATAAATTGTAAAATGATTTAGTATAATCTATGGGCACCTGGACTAAACACAATACAGTATGATTTCCAAACTCGTTCCCCACATCATCGTTCAAATCTGATAAATACCATGTATAATTTTCCGTATCGGAAATCATGTTTATTCCAAATATTACTTCCTCATTTAATCCTATAAACATAACGTTCGTTTTTAATCCAGCGGCCCACATATTGAACTCCGTCATAACATTTGCCAAATCATCCATTGTCGAAAATTCAAAACTCCCAAATTTTTTTTGGTTTAATGGTATTATGGTTTTGGATGCTTGTATTAATTCATTTAGTGTTCGTGAAAATGCGAAATTGTTGTTATATATGACCGCTACGTTCTCAAATTCTGTTCCTAATATAAACATTATTCATTCCTCCGTCAAATTAACATCGTTATAGGCAAAGGATACTCCGTTTCTCAGTTGTGCCAGTTCTGGTGATGTTGCTGTGACACTATATATGAAAATATCCGTTCCTTCTGTTAATGCATTCAATTCTAATATATCATCCGTCAAATCACCGGCTAATATCACTCGCTGTCCTGATGGATATTCTGTTATAAATTGTTGATAAGCCTCTTCAATAGTCATTTGTTCTATATTGTATGGTACCAAGACATATTGACCGGAAACACCCGCATTTACTAAACCATCTGACACTATTTCTGGTATTTTTCCTCTATTAATTCGTTACGAATAAATAATGCTATTATTGTTTGGCTCATTTTATATACTCACTCTATATTATTTATATACAAACCACTCACTCATTTTATCATTACTGAACTTACTTCATTAATCTCAACAAATGATATCATTTGTTTTCTCCAACAAATGGTATCATTTACTTGTTCAAACGAAATAATTCATTCATTTGTTTCAATGAAACGAATCATTTATTGGTAGCGATTTTTATTTTTCTTGTTTTTCTTTTGGGGTGATGTACGTAGGTAGTGGCGATATTTTCCAGTGTTTACAATCATTTGATTACGGTTTTGATTATTTGTACCATTATTGGGTCTGAAATTTGACAAACCATTCAATCTGTATGTTGGAATACGACTTGGATCATAATTGGAATAATCATTTATTTTGAATGTGGTTGTGTTATTATTGATTTGGAATGTTGACTTGCCATTGTTACAAGTACTGCATTTGGGTTTGAATGTATCGGGTCGATAACATTTGCGTTTTGGTTTACGACATTTACAACGTCTACGATAGTTACCGCCATCGTTATCACTTTCGGATATTTTCCTTAAAACTTCCGTCAAGAAGAAATTCAGGTTGGCCGCTGTTGGTTGTAAGAACTCATTTATTTGTGCCAATGCATCACCTCCTGCCAAATCTGAAACAGCACGAATGACAAGGAATGGGATTTGATTGGTAACGGATGTATGAGCAGAACTGGCTGATTCCATATCTAGATATTCTGTGACAATGCCAGCTTGGAGGAAATTATTAAAGACTGTGTCACGATATTCCGCATTGTCGATGAACGAGCCGGCTGTGACACCGAGATCACCTCGGATTGCGACGGGATTATAACAATCACCATTATTGAAACAAATTTGAAAGGGCAATGTTGGATTTTCCTCGATAACTTCTTCCGCTAAACTCAATAAGAATGGATCAGCATCAAAGAAAAATTGTGTAGGAACGGGTATTTTATAAGCATCCAATGGATCTATTAAAGTTTCCACTTGCATTGGAATATCCATGGCCGTCGCTGTAACAACACCATCCACGATAGAATTAGTGGGAGGGACATGGTTGGGGTTACCACAACCGACACAATTGACTCTCTTGAAAGGTAAAATTTTATTACCATCGTAGACAAAATAAGGTTGGGGGAAACCTGGTGAAGTATCAATAAAGGATTCATATGGTTGCCCATTTGGATCGTAAGTGGTGCGAATTGTTTTCTGATGTTGATATTCAGCCAGCCGATCAGCAATGATAATGGTACCAATGGAATGCTCTGGATTTACTCCTCCAGCGATACCCGTGAAGATAAGATATCGAGGGTTAAATAAATCACGCATCATTTGGGCAGTTATGGCAGCATTATCGGTACCGACTCCACTGGAAACAGCAACGATGTAAATACCAAATAAAATGCCTCGAATGAATAAACGCCCTCCGTATTCCAAGGAGGCTAACTGAACGTCTAAATCATCAATGAACCGATCAACTTCTTCTTGGAAAACGAAAGCAATGGCAATGCCAACTGGACGTTCACCTTTGCGGCATTAGCATCCTTCATATCTTTCCCCACATCTTTTACATTTTTCAATTTTTGTAATTTTTTTTGATTTCGTTTCTGTATATAATGTCTATATTTTTCTCGGTTGTGGTAGTTAACCCCTGTTATTTCATTCCCTGACTTTATTGTTCCACCATTGTATTTGCCACTAATTTGGTAACTTTGCCCGGGATTTATTATAATAAATTCTGAGCAAAGCCATAAAATTTAATATATTCTAAATAAAGTATTTACATTATGGTGTTTGTTGAATCTCCCATGATTTTTTAGTTGAAGATATTTTTGTTTATACTTTAAATATTTTTTGAAGAAATGACCACCACCTTGTCCATTATCATAATTTGGATAATTTTCGTCTTCCGGATAACTTTCATAACCATAACTCTTGTCTTCTGGATAACCATGACCTTCGTCTTCTGAATAAGCATAAGCCTCGTCTCCTGAATAACCATAACCCTCATCTTTTGGATAATCATGACTCTCGTCTCCTGAATAACCATAACCCTCATCTTCTGGATAACCATGACCCTCATCTTCTGGATAATCATCATCATACTCATCATCTGAATATACCTCGCATTTTTTTAGTTCTTCAGACAAGATTACGAATTTTTCTTTCTCCAACAATATCGCGTAATATGAATCAATATCATCTTTTCTTGTCTCAATGACGTTTTTAATTTTTTCTCGAAGCCTCATACACAATAAATGATAGATACTTCTTCGATATTTCGAAACAACCATATCATATTGATCCCATACGGTAGGCCCAAACGATGGCACACACCGGGCAGTATCTAATCCTCTTTGAGCATAGAATTTATAAGCAGACAGTAACATATTATCACCCATAAAATCACTGCGTTCTACCTTATATAAAAAGTCGTTGATATACACGTGATCATTGAATTCGATATCGATCCCCAGATCTTTGAGAAAATCAAAACTAAAATTTTTTTTAACAAAGTGACTACAATCCATTCCCGTCATACAATAAATATAAATATTTGACAAATGTTTTTTAATTATGGATGTACAATTTAAATATTGCTCGTTGTCCAACTTTAGTATGACGCCTGTTTGGTGTATCGTTTTGAATACACAAAACTGATATATTAAGCATATTATTACCATCAAAACAAACGCTGTTATTCCACCTCCAGATGATAAAAAATCAAGTAATGCCACTTTTTCTGTTTCAGATTTATAAATAACTTCCATAATGGGTGTATTTTCAATTAAAGAATTGATGTGATTTTTATACTTGTAAAGAAATACCAAAATTCTTTGTTCCTTTGTCAGTGACTGATATGGTTTTGTGAAAATATCAGGTGTTGGGAATTTACCAGAAAAGGGGACATATATTAAATTCAATTCGGGATCGGTCTTCTTAAACATCAATTCCATGCTATAAACTAATTGATTAGGACTGTGACCCACTGCAACAATATTGTTAATTCCCTGATTCTTGATGTTCAAATAAAAAAATTGTGCATACGCGCAACCATAAATCAAAGCATCATCCGAATAAGTTTCAAACATTTTCCATTCATTTATCGCTTCCATTTTTTCCCCCAATGATGTTGGAAGATATTGGTCTCCAAAATTATGAATTGATTTAAGAATACGACAATTATATAGATCTGAGGTCAAGTTAGAAAAAGTTGTAAACGAAAATGAAAGCTGATTATATTCCTTAATTTTCTTTCGATCATGATCAATTAATTTTTCAATAGTTTTTTTCATTGTGAGGCACCTCTTATATTTTGGTGTGGCTTCATATTCTTCCAAAATTTTATTGTATGGTTTCCATTTATTTGATCCATAAGATGGAAGACATATTTCCGCACGATTTGATGTTTGTTCAATAAATTTCTTGGCAACGTCTCTCATTTCATTGGGAATACTTTGAAGCTCGGCATATTTGTAAATATTATCGGTATAAACATTCTCATTAAAATTGATATCAAGATCAAACACGTTCTTGATAAAATCAAAATTTAAACCATATTTATCATATTCGTGGCATTCGTATGACGTAATGCAAAGAATATATATATTTGATAAATGTTTCAGAATTATTTTTTTGCAAGATTCATATTTGGCTCTGGTTAGTTTACTTCCACAATTTGTATAAATTAAACATATAATGAACATTGTTAAAAAAGGAACAACACTAAAATGATTCAGTGAAAATTCAATAATGAATGTTTTGTTATCTTTTGTCATTTTTATTGCGTCCGTTATTTCGCCGTCAATCAACAATTTGATGATCTCTGACTTATATGTATTCAGAAATATCTTGAAATAATCTTTGATATTGGAGCGAGGGTTAATTATTTTTGGATTAATAAATGAATCCGAAAATATAAAATGATACATATACATAGACTTAGGATAATATTGTCGCATTGCATATGCTATTGGATAAATTTTTTCCCCTAAAGAAATAGTATACTTACATTCATAAATTTCTGCAAATTTTGCAATCTCCAAAGCATACCCACAAATAAATAGTAATGATTCTTGATCATACAACGCACTTGCTCTATCAAATCTGCTTGGTTCCATATCGACACTATATATGTATATATCAATATTAGATAATAATTTATTGGAATCGAATTGATTTCGTGTGTTTGAAAACTAATAATGTCATATCATTGTGTTAATAATTTGATATAATTTGGCGCCTTTGACATTTACCAGTATATGTGCCTTTCTCTTTGCATAAATCACGGAGTCCACAGACTTTTATAGCATCCAGATTCATTTGTGATAGTTTTATGGACTTAGTTTTGCCAGTATTTGATTTTATATTTGAATAGTATATCAAAAATAGATAAGTCTAAATTATAATAATATCTAAACAAAATCAAAATAAAAAAATTGAAATATAAAATAATTGTTGAGTCCATAACTAAAGACAAATATCAGTTATAACATACGCTTAACATAAATCATTTCTGTCATTTTATTCGACTAATAATGGAAACATCCTCTCTACCTTTCGACATAGAGGAAAATGTCTTTTTTGACAGACGAAAGCAAAGAGCCTGTGAAATTATTGGATTCTTGACAAAGAAGTCCGACCACAAATTCTGTCCACTTTTATCAACGAGTCTCAGACAATTAGCCCTGGAGCTTTGGAAGATTGGCACCCAATTGGGAAATGAGATGTATATCTCTCTGGGAGAGCAATGGCTCGAGAGATATCCTGACACTTATGTGGAACCAACCTTCAAAGAAACTTCAGATCCTGATTGGTGTAGGAAAAGGCGCGATCTCATTTTGGAGTTTTTCAATCATGATTATATTGTACTTATTGAAATAGTAGACGGCTCACATTCAGAAGAAAGAATTCAAATTTTGGTGGAAAGCCTACGCGATCTGAGCACCAGATTGAATGACAAGTAAAGTTGCATCCTATCATGTAAATACAACCATAGATGTGGATTCCATAAATACTCGAGCACACCCGTTTCTCCACTTTTTATTAAAAATCATGCTGATATTTTTAACTAAAGTTAAAAATATCAACATTTCATATGACCATACCATAATGCAAAAAATTGAATATGCAACTATTAGATAGATGCATAATATTTTGACCCAATATAATTATCAAATTGATTTACACAATGGAAGCTGTTTTGGATATTATCGGACTTGGATTTATGAGTTGCAAAGATTTGGACACGGCCCAAAAAGTCATCACTTATGCCGTTTCTACTTTGGCACCACATCAAAAATTACTTATCAACACAGCCCAAATTTATGGAGAGGAACCAGGTGATAACGAGAAATTGTTGGGTAATGTTTTGGCGGAACTTAGTATCGTTCAAAGAGAAAAATTAATCGTAATCACCAAGGGAGGTATCAATGGTTTCATTTTGGAAGTTGAAATGCCCGATCATAAATTAATTGCACCACCAGAAGATAACATGTATCGTTCGGCTGAAGAATTTGAAAAGGACTGGTTCGTGAGCAAAGATAATTTGAAAGTCAATTTGTATCCAGAGATCAAATTCGGATATATTCTGCATAGG